GTGCCGGTTTCCAAGGCGGCCCCCGGCGTCATGACCATCGCCAACGCTGCCACCAACCTGAGCGAGGACGCCAGGAACCTGTGCGTGGTGATGAACCGCCTGACCGAACAGGCCTTCAACACCGCCTATGCCGGCGCGAGCTTCGCGATTGATCCGTTCGCCGGTATGCCCCGGATCTACACCTCCGCCCTCGGCGCTTACAGCACCCTGAGCGAGAACGGCGTCTATGCCATCGTCGGCGATCTGAGCGCCCTGCAGGCGAACTATCCCGAAGGTGAAGGCATCGTGATCAAGTGGGACGACCTGAGCGAAGCGGAAGACGACCTGGTCAAGATCGTCGGCCGTCAGTACGTCGGCTACGGCATCACCGCTCCCGGTAAGCTGGTTAAGCTGACCCATCCCGCCTGATGAAGGTAAAACTGCTGCAGGACAGCAGACGTGAAGGAAAAGCCGGGGAGATCGTTGAGGTCTCCCCGGAACGCTTCGCGCATCTGCTTTCCATCGGATTTGCCGAAGCCGTGACTGAAGCCAGGGAGCGGGCGGAAGCACCGGCGAAGCAGGCAACAAAGGCCCAGGAGAAGAAACCGGCGAAAGCCGTGAAAGGAAGCAAAAAATAATATGAGGCTGTTGGTGGCTGTGCCGACCACAGACTACGTTCATGCTGAGTTCATGAAAAGTCTGGCAGGTCTGGAAAGGAAGCTGGCCACAGACGGCGTGGACTTCGAGGAATGCATTATCGGCGGGACGCTGGTGTATATCGCCAGGGAACGGCTTGCCGGCAATGCGATTCGGAACGGGTTCACGCATGTGCTCTGGCTGGACAGTGATATGGTTTTCAACCCGAACATTTTCGACGACCTGCTTTTCTGCGGAAAAGAGATGGTCTGCGGGGCCTTTGTGTCCAGACGGCCGCCATACGGCCCATGCGTTTATACTTCCATTGAAGACCCTGGGCATATGATCCAGGTGGAAAACTTCGGGACGACACCCTTCAGGGTGGACGGCTGCGGATTCGCGACGGTCCTGACCTCCGTGAGTCTCCTGGAGGCGGTGCAGGCGTGCTTCGGCACCTGCTTCCGGCCGACGGAGCAATACGGGGAGGACCTGGCGTTCTGTGACCGGGTGAAGCAGCTCGGCAAGGAGATCTGGTGCGAGCCGACCGTGAGGCCGGGGCACCTGGCCATTGTGCCGGTGTATGCCGGGGAGCACCTCTTCGGAGGTGACCAGGCATGATCCGCGTATTGATCGCCGCGCCGCTGCGGCAGGACCCGAAGATCTTCGAGGAATACCAGAAGGGGCTGGACAGGCTCATCGTACCGGACGGCGTGGAAGCCGACCGGTTTTTTGTGGTGAACGACTGCTGGGAGGTGGTCCCGCACATCCGGGACGCCGACTATGTGGAGATCAATCACGACGAGATCCTGATGTACAGGGACCACTTCTGGACGAACGAGCTGATCAGCGACATGTCCGTGTACCGGAACCTGACGATCAAAAGGGCGCTGGAGGGCGGGTACGACTACCTGCTGAGCGTGGACACGGACCTGGTGCTGGAGGAGCACACCCTTGAATACCTGATGAAGGCGGACAAGGACTGCGTGGCCGGCCTGTTCTGGACGAACGGGTGGTCGAACGCATGGATGTATGACCAGTGCTCCGTGAATGACCGTCCGGAATGGCATGAGCCAGGGACGTACCAGGTGGGCGGCACCGGCGCGCTGTTCCTGATCAAGCGGAAGGTGCTGGAGGCCGGCGTGGACTACAGCCCGATCCCGAACCTGAAGAAGGCCGTATTCGGCGAGGACCGGTACTTCTGCATACGCGCCGTATGCAACGGGTTCGAGGTCTGGGCGGACAGCCACTGCCTGCCGGTGCACCTGTACACGGAAAGACATTACGGAGCCTACAAGGCGGGGGAGTTGAAAACATGTTTCAGGAAGTGAAGGACGCGCTGCCGGTCAGCGGCGACGGCTACGACGCCCAGATCATCCGGGAGATCAAAGCCTGCGCGCTGGACCTGACCACATCGGCAGAGATCCGGCTGCCCGGGACGATCGCGATCACCAGGACACAGAACCAGGACGGGACGTGGGTGATCACCGATAGCAGCACGGTCACGGATGAGCTGATCATCACGGCGATCTCGATCTGGTGCAACATGAGGATCGGAAACCCGCCGAACTATGACAACCTGCTGAAAGCGTACGAAAGCCTGAAGGGGCAGATGCGCATCAGCAACCACTACACGCATTTCCGGACGGAGGTGACGGAAGGATGAGGATGATGACCAGCTGCGTGCTGATCGCCTTCTCTCCGGACGCGCATGAGGTCGGCACGGATCCGGTGGCCGTGAGGCGCACGGTGAAGTGCCAGGAAATGAGCCTGACGCTGGCGGAGGTCTACCAGGACGGCGGGACGGGGCTGAGCCCGGAGGCGAAGCTGCTGATCCCCTACGACCGGGACTACCGCGGCGAACGCGCTCTGGAGTACAAGGGGGAACGCTGGACGGTCCTGCGGGACGACCCATACAAGGACTGGAACGGCGTGATCCTGACGATCCGGCGCGTGAAAGGCAACGCAGGCGACCCGACGCCGCCGGCAGCGCCGGCAACCAGTACGGCGCCGGAAACGGCTCAGGAGGTGGGTGAGTAATGCCGACAGAGTACACGGCTTTGGTTGCGGCGCTGAAGGCGCTCACCCAGGGCGAAAGCCCGAACACCGTGACGCTGCCCATGGCGGAAAGCGAATGGAACACGCGGCCGGACACCGTGAGCTACGGCATTGTCCAGCTTGACTTCGAGGCGGACGCGCTTCGCGGGGACAACGTGAAGCTGGTGACGGCCTTCGAAGGCAGCGTGGACCTGTACAGTCTGCAGCGGGACGGCGCCGGATGGGTGCCGCTGATCACCGGAGCGCTGACGGACTACTGCGAGGGGGCGTGGAGCCTCAACCACCATACATATGAGAGGGACACAGGCCTGTTCCATTGGGAATGGGTGTTCCAGGTGGAGGGGTGATTGATATGGCAACTTTCCAAATCCAAGTCACCGGGATGGACGAGCTTTTTCAAAAGTTGAAAAATGCTGAAGACAAGTCGCTTGGGATTGCGGCTGTGTCGCTCTATGAGGGCGCCGGTGTAGTTGCTGACGAGGTCAGCAAAGCGGTGCAGGGCATCGCTACAGCTCCGTTCAAATACGCGAAAAACGGAGAAAAAAGAATGCCATCCCCGGAAGAAAAAGCTGCCATCAATAACGCCCCCCGCGGTATTGCGAAATTCAGGAAAAAGCTTGATCGGGTAGACACTACTGTGGGCTTTAACCAGTCCGGCTACGCAAACGTGAACTTCAAACATATGAACAGTAACGCGAGGACGAACTACAAGGACGTAAGGTTTAAGAACCACGACAGCACCGCAAGCTCGACCCTGAAATACTACAAAAAACTCACCGGAGAAGACCTTGGAAAAGGAGCCGGAAACCAGAAACCTATCGGAGCAATTGCCAACGCGATCAACAGCGGGACGAGCTTCATGCAAAAGCAGCCTTTTATGAGAAGGGCGTTTTCCAAGTCCAAAGCGGCAGCAACGGCAATTATCGAGGAAGGAATCAGGAAACGGCTGGAAGAGTTAGAACTTGAATAACGGAGGGACGAAAAAATGGCAAATCCTAATGTCGGAATGATGTACCCGGTATGGGCGCCGATCACCACCCACACGGACGGCTCCATGCCCACCTACGGCGCCGGCCGCGTGATCCAGGAAGCACGGAACGCGACGGTGACCCGGGAATACCAGAACAACCCGCTGTACGGCGACGACCGGATCGTGGACGACGACAACGGCATGACCGGCCTGACGATGACCTTTGAGTCGACCGGCCTGAGCAATGACGACCGGAAGGCCATGCTGGGCGAGGAAGACTACGGCACCAGCGGCGTCAGCGGCCAGTGGGTCAGCGACAACGAAACGCCATGGGGCGGCTTCGGCTACATCCGCAAGATGCGGGACAACGGCACGAAGAAGTTCGAGGCGTGGATCACGCTGAAGATCAAGTTCCAGGAGGAAAGCATGGCCACCAACACCAAGGAGGGCCAGATCCAGTGGAACACCCCGACCCTGAACGGCAGGGCCGCGGGCCTGTATGTGGACAGCTCCGACAAGCAGAGGTTCCAGCTGCACAAGACCTTCGACACCGCGAGCGCGGCGAAGACCTGGCTGAACACCATGCTGAACGTGAGCACGAGCCCGTAAAAGAGGACGACAAGGGGGCCGGAGCAATCCGGCTCCCGTTTTTAGCATCAGAAAGGAAGCAGAAAAATGGACGTTAAGATTGGGAAGAGGACAATTCCGCTGTTTTATTCCACTTATGAGATGATCGCGATTCAGAAGGAGATCGGGTGCACGGCGTACGAGCTGAAGGAAAAGGTGTTCGGCGTGCGGCAGACCGACGAGGACGACCCGATGAGCATCGTGCTGGACGTGGTGACGGATCCGGAGAAGACGATGCGCCTGGGGACGCTGCTGAAGATCCTGGGGAACGCCGGGCTGGAGGAGGCCGGGCAGGAGCCGGACCTGACGGACAAGTGGATCCTGCGGAATATGAAGCCGCCGCTGATTATGCCCTACGCGCTGGCAGCCATGGCGGTGATCACCGACGGGAACAAGGTCGAGAGCCCGAAGGACGAGAACGAGGGGCCCGTGGATGAGATCCTCGAGGAACAGAACGCAAAAAAACAGCCAGGGAACTGACCTACCTGCGGGTGGTTTCCTACGGGCTGATCGCAGGACTGAGACGGAACGAAATCGACCGGACGCGGCCGGGGGAGGTCATCACGCTGTACATGTACCGGCGGAAGTATGACCAGGAAACAGGGATAAGGATGTGAGCAAATGGCTGTAAACGTCAAGATGGGCGTCGATATCGGCGGTTTTACCAGCGGGATCAAACAGGGACAGCAGATCCTGAAAGGTTTGAACGCGGAGCTGAAGGCGAGCGAGAGCGAGTTCAACGCCACGGGCAACGCCGAGCAGAAACTGGCGCAGCAGACCAAGACACTGAACAGCCAGATTACCGTACAAAAGGCCATCGCGAAAAACGCGGAGCAGGCCCTGAAGCGGATGCGGGAGGCCGGCGTGGATCCGGCGGACGCCAGCTACCAGAAGTTGTACGTGCAGATGCTAAACGCGCAGTCCGGGGCCAACGACGCGGAGGTCGCCCTGAGGCGGCTTGGCGAGGGCGCCGGCAACGCGTCGAGCGGGGCCGACCAGCTGACGCAGAGCCTGAACAACATCAGCAAGAAAATGAGCCTGCAGCAGGTAAGCGACGGGATCGGGAAGATCACGGAGGGCCTGGAGGGCGCCGTCAGCAAGGCCGTCGAGCTGGGCAAGTCGCTGTGGGACGACGTGCTGGGCGCCGCGTCCAAGGCGGACGACATGGCCACGGAGGCGGAAAAGTACGACATTCCGCTGAAGCGGTACCTGCAGATGCAGGCGATGTACGACGCCGGCATGGACACGTCCGTGGAGTCGATCATCAACAGCCAGAAAAAGCTGCGGAAGAACATCGGGCAGGAAAGCGCGGCGACCATGCAGGTGCTCGAGGAGCTGGGGCTCGCGATGCGCGGCGGCAAGGACGGCGACACGCTGCAGCTGATCACCACGGACCAGGAGGAACTGTTCTGGAAGGCCGGCAAGGCGCTGATGAACATGTCCGACGCCTACGACAAGGAAGCGGCGGCGCAGGCGATGTTCGGGCGGAGCTGGGAGGACCTGGTCCCGCTGTTCGAAAAGTACGACAGCCTGGAAGCCTACAATGAGGCACTGGAAAACCAGAAGACGGTCAGCGAGGAGACGGTCCAGAACCTGGCGGACCTGAACGACAAGTACAGCGAGCTGATGACCAACTGGGAAACCCTGAAAACGGAACTGCTCGGGGCACTGGCGCCGGCGCTGACAGATCTGGCTACGTCGCTGAACGACGTGCTGGGCAAGGTCCTTGAATACATTGACAGCGAAGAAGGGCAGGAAATGCTGGCGAGCCTGCGGGAGAACATCGCCGGGCTGTTTGAGGACATCAAAAACATTGACGCGGGGTCTGTGGTGCAGGCCTTCGCCGACGCCATGAACGGCGTGGTGGACGCGTTCAAGTGGCTGAGGAACCACAAGAACACCGTGGTGGCCGCGATCGGCGCCATCGCCGCAAGCCTGGGCCTGCTGAAGGTTTCCAACACCGTGATGAGCTTCGTGAACACGCTGAGCGGACTGAAGGGCGGAGGAGCGGCAGGAGGAGCCGCCGGAGGCGGAGGAAGCGCAGCCGGAAGCGCGGCAGGCGCAGCCGGAGCGGGAGGCGTTGCAAAAGCCGGGCTCGGGACAAAGATCGCAGCCGGAGCGTCGAACCTGTTCTGGACTGCCGGCGTGCCAGCACTGGTACTTGCGGCCGGCCTGCTGCCGGGTTACTTGGCACAGAAGGACGACGAAAGAAAATGGGAAGAAACGCAGACGGCACGGTTTGAGGCGGCAGTGGACGCGGAGAGCGTCAACGCCATGTGGCTGAAGCGGGCGGCGGAGATCCTCGGGCCGAGGCATGACGAAAACGGCAACAAGCGGACGGACGTCACAGGAAAGTTTGACGTCATCGACACCGCGGAGGCGTACGACATGCTGATGGCGCTGGGGGACAGGCAGAACCAGCAGCGGGCAGAGCTGTACAACGTGATCAGCCAGTACGGAAACCCGTACACCAACGGCAACTATACGTGGGACATGCTGATGCGGATGTGGAGCGGCGAGCAGTTTGACCAGCAGGACGTGGTCGCCCTGGCGGAGACCGTGGCGGACGCATTCGCGGCAAGCGAAGACGCGGCAAAAATCAAGATCCCGGCGGAAATGGACCTGGGAGAAAATCCGGCGGGGGCCATTGAGCAGGACATCGGGACGGTGACCGTGCCGGTGAAGCTGGTACCGTCCAGCAGATTTGGCGACAACGTGGACGGGGAATTTGCCAACGGAACGTGGAGCGTGCCATACGACGGCTTCCTGGCGCGGCTGCACCGCGGGGAGCGGGTGATGCCGGCGCGGGAAGTAACTGCGCGAAACTACTCCAGCAACCTGTACGTGGAAAGCATGTACATGAACGGAGGCGCGGACGCGGACGGGCTGGCGGCGGCCATGGCGGCTGCCCAGAGGCGGACCATGAGCGGATACGGGAGCTGAGACGATGGGACAGAGCTATTTCATCTGGAAAAACCGGGACTGCCGGAGCATGGGCGTATGGATGCAGGGGCCGGCGGCGATCATCCGGCCGGAGGAGCGCGCGGAGCATGTGCAGATCCCGGGCCGGGACGGCGACCTGACGCAGCTGGAAGGCGCGGAGGTTTACAACAGCTACATCCAGACGGCGACGATCCTGGTCAAGGGCGGGTACCGGGTGCGCGAGGTGTACAACTGGCTGAAGGGATCCGGATTTGTGACCTTCAGCGGGGAACCGGACCGGCGGCAGCCGGCGCGGGTGATCGGCGCGATCACACTGAACAAGCACGCGTACAACCTGGACTGGTGGACCGGCGAGGTGCAGTGGTACTGCCAGCCGCTGAAGGAGGCGCTGCAGGAGGCGGAGGTCTCCATTACAAGCAGCGGAAGCCATGTAAGGAACGCCGGCGACGTGGCGGCGAAGCCGCTGTGGAAGCTGACGCCCAGCGCGACTAGCGCGACGATCATCAACGGCGGGAAGACCTTCAGCCTGAGCGGACTGACCAGCGGGACGGCGGTCCTCATCGACAGCGACGTGATGGAAGTGACAAACACCGCGCGGACGACGCTGCTGACCAAAAACAGCAGCGGGGACTTCCCCGTGCTCGCGTGCGGGGATAACACGATCACCGGGAGCGGGTGGAGCAAGATCGAGATCACGAAAAGGGAGCGGTTCCTGTGATTTGCGTATTTGACATCGGGAACGAGAACTTCGAGGGCAACGGCGACGCGGTGCTGGTGCCGACGGCGGCCACGGTAAAGCAGGTGGCCGGAGGGGCGTACGACCTGACGATGGAGCATCCGGTGGATCCGGACGGGAAGTGGTCGCACCTGGTGCCGGGCGCCATCGTGCGGGTGCCGGTGCCGGTGGAGGTCATCGAGAACGCGTACGCCGGGTACGACGTGGACGTGTACAAGGCGAACACAGACACGAACATGCGGACGGGGCCGCACCTGCCGAACACGATCAGCTACACGGCGTGGTACGCCGCGGCGACCTGGACGGTGGGAAGCAAGGTTACATACGGCGGGCGCAACTGGGAGTGCACCTACTTCGACGAGAACAGCGGAGGGACGCAGGTGCCGCCGCCGAACATCAGCTGGTGGAAGGAGATCCCAAGGAACACGAACGGGGATCCGGTGCTGATGACCCTGAGCGTGGGGACGGAGCTGTACCTGGTCGAGGAATACGACAGCGAATGGTACATCATGAGCACGCCCTACGGGCTGACGGGGTACGTGCCAAAGGCCTTCATGACCTACGACCACCACCTGACGCCGAGCGAAACAAAAGCGCGTACGATCACGGAGCAGCTGTTCCGGCTGCGGGAGCCGACGGTGAACACGGAAAAGATGACCGTCAGCGTGACCGGGCAGCACGTCAGCTATGACCTGAGCGGGATCCTGGTGAAGGACGTGTCCATCAGCCTGGCGTCGCCGGCGCTGGCGATCGGCAGGATCACGTCCAACTTCATGATGGAATACAGGGGGACCATCGCGACGAACCTGACCGGGACGGAAGCCGGGACCTACACCAACGAGATCAAGGGCAAGAACGGGACCTTCGCGCTGCTGGATCCGGACAAGGGGATCGTGAAGACCTTCGACGCGAAGCTGACGCGGGACAACTGGGACATTTTCGTGATGAAGAAGCCGGAACAGACGCCGGTGTACCGGTTCGCCTACGGGAAGAACATGCGGGGCGTGACGTGGAAGCGAAGCAGCGCGAACCTGGTGACGCGGGTGGTGCCGGTGGCCAAGGCGGAGGGCGGGGAGGACCTGTACCTTCCGGAGGGCTACGTGGACAGCAGCCTGATCAACGACTATCCGGTGGTCATCATGGAACGGCTGAACGTGCAGGGCCAGGTCGGAAAGGAAACGGAGAGCGGAAGCGGGACGACGTGGACGGAAAGCGCGCTGCTGGACGAGATGCGGGCGAAGGCCGGGGAGCGGTTCAGCGTGGACAAGGCCGACCAGATCCAGGTCGAGATCACGATCCAGTTTGAGCAGGCCGGGGACAGCGCGGAGTACGCATGGCTGAAGCAGCTGGAGAACGTGCTGCTGTACGACCTGGTGACGGCCGTGGACGACCGCGTCGGGCTGAGCAGCACGCTGGAGGTCACGGAGATCGAGTTCGACGCGATCCGGCGGAAGATCACCGGGCTCAAGATGAGCAACATCAGCGACGTGGAGCAGACCGTAGCCGGGTACGCCATAAAGGACAACAGCATCAGCGCGGACAAGCTGATGGCCGGGGTGCTGCAGGACACGGTGAGCCAGGCCGTGGGCGTGATGCCGCAGTACGCGGATCCGGACGCCGAGCGGCCGACGACCTTCAGCGTGATCGACAACCTGACAAGCACAAGCAGCACGGACGCGCTGAGCGCCAACCAGGGCCGGGTGCTGGACGAAAAAATCACCGCGTTTGCCAATACGGAGATCGTATCGAACACAGACCTGAACAGTCTGACGACGCCAGGGCTTTATGACTGCAAGAATTCGACGGTGGCCGGTACGCTTTCGCATTGTCCGGTATCCGCCGGATTTGCGATGATTGTGCTGAAGAAAGGAAGCTACGCGTCGCAGATGATCCACTACGGGTCGAAACTGTATACGCGGGAAAAGTCGTCGGCCGGCTGGGGAAGCTGGTATGTGTACAACGGAACCGCCGTAAGCTGAAAGTGAGGGGAAGGCAATGCAGAAGGGAAACATCGCAGACATCGAACTGTCGGCGGGCAACATCCACAGGACGTACATGAACCGGAATATCGGGGAGGGCGACGGAAGCGCGGACCGGTTCGGAGTGAGAATGCTGGAGAACGGTGTGCCGGTATCGCTATTGGGAGCTGCGTGCATCGGGTACTTTATTCGGCCTGACGGAATCACGCTGGTGATCAACGGAGAGATCAGCGGGGACACGGCGAGCGTCGTGCTGCCGGAAGCAGCGTATGCAAAGACCGGAAAATTCAGCCTGGCGATCAAAGTCACGGGGAACGGGTACACGGACACAATGTGGATCGTAGACGGGACAGTGGTGGACACAACCACAGGGGAGATCAACGACCCGTCAACAGTGGTGCCGAGCCTTGCGGACTTACTGGCCGTGATCGAAGACGCGGAGGACGCCGCAAACACGATCGAAGGCCTGACGGTGACCGCGTCGCAGATCGAGGGGACGCGTTACGGGATCGCCGTGACAAAGGAGGTATAACATGGGCAGGGAGGCTCGGGATTTCAGCACGGCGACTGCATACACTGCCGGGGATCTTTGCCTGTATGGCGGCCTGCTGTATGCGTTCACGGCAAGCAAAAGCGCCGGGGTATGGGACGGAACGAAAGCGGCGCCCGTGGACAGCAGTTTTGAGCGTGACCTGACGCGGGTGATCACCGGATACGACAGGGCCATATCGGCAACGGCTTACGCGGGGAAAGTGGTCTTTGACGACCTGCTGCTGACCGGTACGCGGTACAGATACAAATTCATGGACGAATAAC